ACGAACCCCTTTGGGTTCGCCAGAGTTCTAGCATTATAGATCAGCTGTTGTTTCTACTGCGGATTCAATTCGTAGTATTGTTAGGTATCGTCAGCACTGTACATACCAGTAGAAGGTTATGAAAATAAGTAATACAACTATATTCGGAAACCTGCTGTCCGATTGCAACCTATGCATGCCGACGCATTCTAAATTGAATGCGTCGAGCATTTTACGCTTAAATGAGCTGAAAAATCTGCTCTTACAAGCGATTGCACAGCCAACAGATATGTTCGCCCTAGCGTCTCTAAAAGACGGATTGGAAGACATGTTCTGGTGGGAAGATGTAGCTAAACTACTAAAAGCATTGCATTACGGTCTTCAACGACCTCAGTGTGAAGCCGAAGGTGACCATATCGGAGTAATTCGAGACTGGTATCAAATACTATCCTTCCTTGGCAAAATCAAGAGAACTCATACACATGAACAAGAAAAACAATATATTACGAAATTCCTCAGTAATGAGGAGTCTTGTAAGAATTGGACGATTACCCGTAGGAATACGGTCAATCGGCTTGCGATTCGTGTTCTTAGGCATGCCACTCGGAACCTTGATTTGTCGGCTGAGGCTGCGAAGCCTCACCTTCGTCACGGTCCTGGTGCTGTGCTTGGATATGAAACTGGATCTGACAAGAATGTTTTTGTCGATCCTCCACAAGATCTTGCATTATCTTACCCAATAGATACGTTCTTCGCGAACGTGTTCTGGACGGCAGATTATGCGAGGTGCTTTGGTTACGATAGGTCTTCACGTCATGTTAAATGTCGCTTGGCCCTTGTCCCTAAGGATATCAAGGGTCCGCGCGGCGTGTTCGTTTCGCCCAAAGAGGTTATGCTTGTGCAAAAAGCACAGGATACTCTCTTAAAGTTAAACGTACAACGCTCATGGATGAAACACTGTTGGGACCCTAATAGTCAAGTGCCTTCTCAGAAGATGGCACTTGAGGGCTCCACCGGTGGGTATGCGACGCTCGATTTGTCAGATGCGAGCGATAGGATACCGTTATCGTTAGTAAGCAAGTTATTCCATCGCAAGGACTATCTAAACCTTGCGAGGTCACGTCCCTCTTTCTGCACGCTGCCAGACGGCACGTGTCGGAAGATGCGGATGTTCTCGCCGATGGGTGACGGTAAGACATTCGCTGTCCTTACCTATATAGCTGCCTCGATTACTATCGCCGCCATGCTTGAAAAAGATGGCGTCGATTTGTCGTTAGTCGGTACGTGTAAACTTACCGATTGCGGCTGTAGTCGTGACGCATCCTGCCGTAAGGCTGGATACTGCTATGAACACTCGTTATCAGCGGTACTCGCGAAATACGCTAAACGGATCCGAGTTTTCGGAGACGATATAATCGTACCAAGTGAGTACTATGAGAACGTGTGTGATGCCCTTGAGACGCATAATCTCAAGGTCAATAAGTCGAAATCTTTTTCGACAGGCTGGTTTCGCGAAGCGTGTGGAATGGACGCGTACTTCGGTACGTGTATCACGCCACTTAAGCTTCGTGTTGACTTGGATAGGCTCGGCCAAAATGACGATGAATTCGTTAAGTTGGTCGCGTTACATAACTATGCTGTTATGTTCTATCCGCGCCTGAAGAGAACGATTGCGTATGTCAGATCCGTTATTGAGGATCGCTACCCCCTAACGGCTTACGCCGAGAAGGGAGATACCGCCTTTCCTACACGTCTTTGGGTAACCAAAGACGAAGTAGAAATGTGGGCACGGAAGTCTATTCTTAGCGTTGCTGAGAATAAAATCCGTTGTAGGTTCAACGACGCCTTACAGCGCGTTGAAGTACTGACATATGCGTGCACGAACGTAGACGAAAGTCTACTTCACTCGTTAGATCCCTGGTGGGATCTTAACTACTGGCTACTAACACATCCAAACGACGAAAGTAAGCCCCTTCCAGTCACTGGAAAAGGTCTCGCTCAGGTCTGTACAGCCTTCACAAGCTGTACGGATAATCAGATCGATTGGGAGCCGCTTAATATCGGCTTTAAGTCAATAATTTTTGACTACCAAAAGTTCTGGGATCGTCCTAGGGTGCGCAGGGGCTCGAAGATCGCTGAAAAACGATATTTGAGCTTACTGCCACGTAGCGCTCGTAGAGCACTCGAAAGAAGGAAAGAGAGAGTTCCGCTTTCCTGGCAAACCTTAACCGGG